CATTCACAGTTAGAGTTAGCTCCCCTTTGTATTCTATGGTTCCCCCAACATTATTCATTGGTGATTCGACAATCCTTTCTGTTACATTATTTGTTGTTATGTTAGATGCAACCGGCATTTCAGGAATTTGTATGGTAGGTGTTGGCACCATTTGCGGATTTTGTGGTGGTAAAAAAGGGTTTTGAGCAACCGTCGATGGCATTAAAGGAGAATTTACATTCATATTTTCATCGGACACATTTGGTGTTACTTTTTCGTTTTCCAAATTTTTCGGCATTAATTCTGACAAACCGGTAATAAGGGCTTTATCAGAGTTATTTTTGGACTCTTTTAATGTCTGAATTGCAATATCCATGTTTTCGGTAGGTGCTGGCTGATTAGTGTTTGATAAATTCTGATTATTATTTGTTATTAATTGTTTGTTATCATTATTGGTAACATTCGAATTGTTTGTTATTGAATTATCGGTTGGGTTACTATTCGTAATTGTAGTGTTTGAAGCCATTGTTGCAGGTGCCGGCAATCTAGACAAAGAAGAAATTAGAGTTTGATTTTGTGAACTAGTATTAGCGTTTAGACTTTTCAATTCGGTCAAAGAATTCTCACTTGTTAATAAAGATTTTTCTTGTAGGGTCGTCATTGGATTCAAGTCAACATTAACATCAGGTAGTTTTACATTTGCAAAGGCGGTAGGTAGTTGTTGAGTTAGTTGATTGAATACTTGGTCGTAATTTGTTATGTTATTTGTTGAGTTAGAAGTGTTAGTTGTTGTGCTCCTATTATCATTACTTACCAAATTAGAAGTATTGTTCACAGAATTATCGGTTGTTGAGTTATCAGTGTTATTTGTGATAGGCTGTACCGTTGGTGTGGTTGATGTTGTTTTGGTTTCTTTAGGTTTATCTAAAATAGCCGCATCTAACCTTTTATTTGGGTCTTCATATGATGAGGTAGTTGACACATCTTTTACTGTTTTGTCTATATTTTCAAGACTTTTAGTTGCTGCATCCAAATGTATTCTAAGTTCTTCAGGTGCGGTTGAAGCATACTCCATCAATTTGACAAACATATCACCCCCTTTACCCATAGTTTCTTTCATTAACTTATCCAAACTCCTTCCGGATTCCATCAACTCATTTTTTTCATTATCGTCAAGTTTTCCATCTTTAAATGCTTTAGTATATCCTTCGAACAATTCTCTCATTTGAGAAACCCCTTGGTTCATAAATTCTCTACCGCCCTCAGTAGTAACGTTATCTCTGATGATACCTATTAAGTCATTTGTCAATTTGTTTAATACTTCTCCCCCCTTATTTGCCAATCTACTTGTTGCCAAGGAACCTCTAGCAACACTTGCCGTTTGTTCCATAATCGCCAATTGTCTTCTTTCAATACCCATAGATTCCAATGCAATTTCCTCAAGTGATTTTGACTGTTGTAATTGTTGATGTTGTATACTTTTGTAGTCCTCTGCAGTTAATTCGGAGACCGCTTTTTCAACAACTCGACCTGTTTTAACTTGTTCACCTGTTTTTTCATCTGTAACTGTTTCTTGAATCTGAATCTTATATTGACCGTCTCTCATTTCGGCCATGTTTGCGATAAGATTTTTTTGGTCCTCGGGTATTTCAAAACCTAATTCAGGAAATCTGATTTCACTCATTTTTTTTGCAAGGTCGGAACTTCCTAAAGCCATTTTGGCTAACTCATCAGCACTCATTCCCACGGCTTGTGCAATTTCTCTCAATTCCCTTTTAGCACCCGGTAGTATTTCAAATTTTTGGTTCTGTTCGTTGAAATACGTGAACCGTTTTGACATCTCGACAATTTGATTTTGTAGTTCTTGTGGGTTGTTTTGACCTAAATCCATCAATTTTAAAGGGTCAATCAAATCTCCTGTTGCTACGCCAAGTCTTTGTAATGAGGAAGCCATGTCGATTGCGTTCTGAGGGTCAAAAAGTTGTTCAGCTTTAACCAATACTTTACTCATATCAATATTGAGTAACCCTGCTTGTGCGGCCATTCGTGTTAATCCCTCAACACCGTTAGCGAAATTAAATGTATTGAGTTTATCGATATTAGCAACCACCTGCTTACTTGTTGCCTCAACATTTACACCTAAAGCCTTGGAGGTATCAATCACTTTTTGCATGGTCTTAGGTATTTGACTTAGAGCATATCCCGATTCTTTGAAGTTTTTGATTAGGGTTAACGATTCCACTCCTGATGCTTGTTGTGACGCAACTATACCCTTTATCTCTTCAGAGGTTGCAACATACTGTCTATTTGTTTCTATTTGTATTTCTAAGTTTTTTTCAGCGGCAACTCTGATACCAGACTCTAATTTTTCTATATTACCATCTAGTAAAAGAATTTTTTGAGCTGCGTCGGTGAAATTAGCGTTCAAAAGAGCTGCAGAATCCGCGGAACCACCTAATGTTTTATTAAATTTTATTGTAGCCTCTTGTAATGTAGCAATTGTGGCCCCGACATCCGTGGCGTCTTTAGCAACTTTTTCGAACTTGTTTACTTGACTTTCAGCAAGACCTGCTAAATATCCTTTTTTATATTCTTTGTTTTCACTATCATTTTTGTTTTCGTCATTCAACATGTTCAGAGTTTTTTTTTATAAATATAGTTAAGTGTTGGTTTTAGGAGTGTTTTCCTCTACTAACTTATTGAACATGTATTTTCTGAGCCAAGTTGGTAATATCAGAAAATCGTTGTATGATACATGAAGAATTTTTGTGAAATAGTAATATTCGTCTGATAGTATTTTTCTATAATCAATAGAAAGGCCGAAAAAACTCAACCCCAAATGTGACATCAACAATCACTTTTTCTCCTGATGGGGCGGTTACTTCTTTTTGTAAATCCAATCTCGGTTCGTTTTGATTCAAAAATGTTCTAATAAACTTTGAGTCCATGATTGGTAGAGACTCTATTTGTTTTGCAATTTGACTTTTATCTGTTTCGCCACCCAAAGAGACAATTTGTTTATTCAGTTTCCATGTTACTTTAGGCGCAACCCTATTTGAAGGGTACGAATCAACCATTTTTTCTATTTCCAAACTGTCAGCCAACGAAAGTGGTTTTAATTTAACATCAATACCTGATTTGGGTAATTTGACCACGAACAATCCTTCATCATTTGGTTTGTTTTCAGGTTGACGAATATTTAGTTCATCAAGGGTGATAGTGTAGTTAAACTTTTTGTTCGTCTGTGGGTCAACCAATGTAACTTCATAGTCAGGTCCAAAGGCCGTATTCCTTAAAAAGATAAGGATTGCTTCAACATCACCAGTTAATAATTCATCAGGTCTTATATCCGTTTCATAAAGTTTACTTCTCAAAAGAGTCAATACAACACTCTCCCTATTATTTTGGTTAGTGTTAAGTAACACGTTTTCATCTGCAGCGGTTAAGTATCCGACTTTAATTGATTTTTTTTTACTTTTGTAAAAAACACCTCCAGAAGGTAATGTTACTAAATCATGAGGTAAATTAAAATTCATCTGACCATATGTAGAAATGTCTTGTTCCATATATTTTGTTTTATTTCAAATAATAGTTCTACACTCCTAAAAATAAACAAAAAAATCCCATCACACCTAAATGTTTGGGATTTTTGTTCAAAATTTTATTAATTATTAGTATACCAAGATACAACGGTCCATCCTCATTGTCGCAGAAATACTTGCAAGAGCATCTGTATTGTAAGCTAATGAATCAAAGTTAACATCCGATAAGAATGTACCCTCTAAAATCCATTTCTCTACAACAACACCAGTTGGGTCTAACATTTCTAAATCAACATTTTTCTTATATCCCGCAGCGTACCCCATTCGTCCTGTAACGGATTCCGCACATAAACGAACCCATTCCATTAGTGCCTGTGAAGCAGAAGGTCCGATTGGGTCACGGAATTTAACACTTAGAGTACTCCAAGTAAATCTTCCAGCAACATAAGTTTCAGTGTTAAGAAATGGAATTGCCACAGGAGTAATTGTAATATGTGGTCTTGCAGTTGATTCTACAAACCATTCATTTATGCCCAAAGATGTAGGAAATCTTAGAATGAACCTGTTTTGTCTTTTCGGTTCATACGGTATGGGCATTTTCATTAGTAAATCAGCCATTTTATTTAAGTTTTTTGTTTCAGTTTATTGTTTTATGATAAATATTATCAAGTTTATTTTTTCAATATTTTCTTTTTATTCCTCCAGCGGTAGAATATGTTTGTAAAATGTTATCAGGTTGGTCTTCAAAATGTTTTTTCATCGATTCAACATTTCTTATATCATCGTCTGAAAATCCTAAAGTCGGTTCAGGTATGAAATTATTACTCACATCGTTTTTGAAAAACGCTTTTTTTCCTATTGTGTTTGACATTTCTTTTACATATGAAATAAACTCTTTCATAGCATTAATCTTACCTTCTTCAGGACTTGTCGCCGACCCTGCTCCATAAGAGACTGGATAAAATTTACACAAATCCAAGTATTCGTTGAGGATTTCCATTTTGTCTTGTTGTCCTTCGTACCCAGCAATGTCTCTATATTTCTCAAGGTTTTTGATTAATTCGGTAAAAGAAATCCCATCTCTACCTGATAATATAAGATTGTAACAAGCATCTCTAAGAACAGAGGGTGTATGACCTCGAGCCGTTATAATTGCAAATATAGACCCATTGTTTATCGCTTCCACAAAATCTGACCAAGCAGGTCCCGTAGGTGCCGTGATTGAATCGATAATGAATTTCTTATCTCCTTCAACTCCAAAATTTCTAAATGCATTATCTGCAAAACCAACTATAGTTTCACTCTCATATTGGAAGTCCTCTTTACCTATCATACTTCTATAGTGGGCAAAATCCTCTGTTGACATTCCAACTTCATCTCCCTCGTCATTTTTAAGGATAATTTTGGTTGGCATATTCATGATATTATCGTCCCAATCAAAAGCATAATATTTCATATCAGGAGTGCCAGTTTCCGTAATCCCTTCGGACACGGAAACTGGTTTGTTATATCTTCCTTTTGAAATCATAATTTATTATATATTCTCGAATGATGCACCTGTTGGAGTAATGTAGAATGTTATATCAATAAATTCTAACGCCCTTGTAGGTTTGATGTAAAT